ACGTCTTGTCGGTTGCACTTTCCGGCTCAAAAGAAACCGTCAGGGTGGTTGTTTTCCCTTTTGCCACCGTACCGGATGTCGGCGTCACCTTAATCGCAGTGACCGGCGTAATTTTGCTGCGTTCTTCCGCTACAGAAGGTTTGCCCACGTTGGTCACTTTCACCGTGCGGGTGATCACTTCTTTCGCCGTCACGGCCTTACCGATACTGCTGACCCAGCCACGAAACACATCCACCGTGCCGTTCGGAAAACGGATTTTATAGGCCCGCACATCCCCGCTTTCAAACCAGCCTATAAGCCCTTTCTGACCTTCTTCTCCCGGTTTCCAGGCCAGCGTAAAACTGGTATCTCCTGCAGACTTCTGCCCCTGCCCGGTCGCGGTCCAGTCCGCGTCTTCATCATCCAGGTAGTTATCATCGTAGGGTTCTGCCGTCATCTCGCCCGGCGTCAGATCCTTCACCTTAGCCAGTCGCAGCCAGTCATCGTCTGACAACGGGTTTGCATAGGCGTCACCCTGACCGTTATAAACCCACAGGGTGGTACCGGCACCTTTTACCGGCTCAAGGGGATTTGGTGTTGACATATCGTCCTCACATCTCGTATGTAATGGAATAAGTCAGATCCGCAGAACTCCATAACGCCATATCGTCATCACGACGATACTCATAGCCCTGCGTAACCATCGTGGTAATCAGGTCTGCCAGTGCCGGGATCGCAGTCATCGCCGGATAAATCCGGCTTTCCATCCACGAATCCAGCTCCGAATCCGGTACCTGTGCTGGTAAAAACACCTCAATATGCAGTGTGGCCCGCCAGGTATCTGCATCCAGCTCTTCACCGGTATACTCTGCATCCGTCAGATAAACCGCGACCGCGGGAAAATCCTCTTCGTCAAAAACAACGGGGCGACCATCAAACAGCGTCGCCCCGTGTTCATGCAGCTCCAGTGCATCCAGCACTGCAGCACGGATATCAGTATGTTTCATCGTTTTATCGCAATCCTCAGTTGTTGTTTCAGCGCGTATGCCAGTTCTCCGGGCAGACGTTCACGCCGGATACGGTCAACATTCTCATCAAACGCCTGTTTCAGTGGGGCCGCCATCGGGATTTTCACCACATCAATGGGGTAACGGTTTTTCCCGACCACACGCTGCATGACATGCCAGCGACCATTTTTTAATCGCTGAATAAATGCCCGCTGATAACGATGCTGACCGGCTTTGAGTATGCTGTCCGGACGACGCCCCGGCATCCTGATCCCCAGCTTAATCACCGGGAGATCACCGCGGTTAACGATAATTCTGGCATTCGGATTTCTGACCGTGGCCCGTTTCAGTCTGGACCGTTCCTTAACCAGTTTCCGTCTCACCCTGGTTTCCCGGGCAACCTGTGATGAAGACTGATTAATCGCCGTTGTGGCCACGCGGTTAATGGTCATTGCAGAAGCCGCCGGAATGGCGTTTTTACGAACCCGGCTCAGATTATCAATCGCCTGCTCAAGCCCTTTTATCGCCATAATTTCACCCTGCGTTTATCGTCGCCGGTTAACGGCGGGTGGTTGCCCACGGTTGAGCCAGAGATAACAGCTGCCCCCGTCATCCGGAGAAACACGATCCACCCAGAACGTCTCACCATTAATGGTCAGCGTGTCACCACGCCGCACAGCACGAACCGTATCCGTCCGCACAAATAATGACGGGCTGCTTCCTTCAATACGGACCCCGCTACCGGCAAATCCCAGCGACTCCGGATCGTCAAAAACCCCCTGAACTTCTCCGCCACACTGTGCCCCCGAGGTGAACTGTGCACAGAGCCCCATCACTTCAACAATCGTACTGTCCACCCCGGCAAGGGCAGCATCAAAGGCATTCTGAAAATCACGCATAAACAGCCATTCCGCCATCAACGTGTGTTTTTGCATCTGAGGACATAATCAGAATCACCCGACCAACATCCGCAATCTCAACGGATTCCCCTGTTTCACCATCAATGCCACAGAGATGGAGGCAGGTCAGAACTCTGATGCGCGTTAACGCACCGGATGTATCCTCACGAACATCATGAGCCGCGGTTTCCCGCTCCCGGATCACCGTATCCCCAACCTGAACATCCTCGCCGGATGACTGTATTTCCTCTTCCCATTCCGCCACCCGCTGCGCTATCTCTGCGGCACTCCCGGATATATCCGGCTCACGCCCCAGAATCAGGGCCAGTTCATCAAGCCGTTTCAGATTTTGCTCTTTCGTTGCCATATCAGCCCCCTGTGAAAAAAGACACGGGGGCATTTCGCCCCCGCTCACGGATTATTTCACCTGTACCACCACAAACTCATCCGGGTCCGGCAACACCATCAGCGGCGCGGACTGCGTCATGGTAAATTCACGGGCGGGATCCCCCACCGTCAGCCAGTGTTTCGGATAACGGGAAGAGGCCACCACACCTTCGGACAACGCCTGCGCATCCTGAATGGCACCGTAACAACGGATCCCATCTGCAGCAGTATTCCCCAGAACCAGCATGCCCTCCGGCAGATAACGTTTTTCGATACCGTCTTCTGCTATATAAGACGTTTTCGCCACCACAATGGCCAGATCGCCGTAATACCCCTTGAAGGACACCACTGCGCCCAGATCTTTCACTGCCGTTTCGAGTTGAGAATTTGAACCGCGACGGGTATCCAGTTTTTCGCGGAACAGCTTAAAACCATTCAGAAGACGCCAGACGGTACCGTCCATAATGGCAATATTCACAAGACCGCTGGCCTGGTCGCAGTAGAGGTCAAGATCATGTGTAGGATCGAACGTGTCACGATCCTGTTTTGACCACTCCTTACCACTACCCTGAGTGATGTTATTCTTCGTCGACCTGCCAAAATCGACCTCAATTTTCTCGAACTGGTCTCCTTCCATCGTATATTTGCCATACAACACAGCATTTACCGCCTGTATTTCTTCCACCTGGACAATCGCGTGCTCTTCCTGTTTGAGGTTATCGGTAATGATACGCAGACGGCGGTAAGCCGGATCGTTCAGTTGAGCCGGATCTTCACCAGGAAGGCGCTCAACCGCCTGCTGGTAATTAAATTCGTGTTTCGGCTACATGAGTCAAATATGAAAGGAACTGAATGATTTTTAATGAAATAAATGGCTCTCTCTATCAAAACACAGCTAAAAAGCAATACACGTAGCAATACAGCGCTTCGCAAAGGTATGTCACTATATCTACTAGTGCCAACCAGAATACGAATATCTTTGCTTTGCTTCTTCTGGGCTCATACCCACTAGTAAAGATACTAATTCAAAGTCAGGTTGTGGAATTGGAATCAATGCAGCCAAATATGCTGGCTTATTGAGAACAATTGTTGATAATTTAGCTTTATTCACCTTAGATAACTCAATATTACTTTCCGCCACCTTCGGGAACTCCATAATAAATGAATTAATTTCCATTATGAGATAATCGATCAACGCCACTATACTTTCTGTCAAATCAATATATTTTGACAACTCACTAGCACCAATTTCTTTCTTTATTTCATCCAATTTAATTTCAAACACTGGCTTGTCTTTACTGGCAATATTAGACAAACGTTTCTTTAAATCTGAATCAAGCTGATTCCTGACAACTAAACTTTTCAAAACAAAATTATAATTAAACAAAAAAGCATCAATTCGAGCAATATTCCTCCATGAGTTTCCAATTTCTTCATCTGACGGCATAATAAGTTCATGTTTTAGTATCTTGTACTTAATAAAAAAAACAAACCTCTCAAATAGAGATTTATTAGCTGTGGGTATCTTTTTTATAAATGAAAGACGGCTAATATCGAAATTCACCTCCCCGGCGTTAAATAAAAATTCATTTATTGCCAGCGCTCTTAATATCGGATCTCTAGATCTCAAACCAATATAACTACTTTTAATTCCCACAAGTGTATTTATCATCTGAAAAGAAACCATCATAAGCGTATTAGCAGAATTAAATTTCTCCGTTTCTATTTTAATCTTCTCTTGCCTATTATTGATGCAATAAGCAGTTAAGCCTCCCATAAGCGCCGATAAAAAAGATAATGCAATAGGGAATACATAATCTTTTGTATAATCAACATCTGCTTTCAACATTAGTATTGCTTTAGCAATCAAAACTGCATCAGGGGTCATGTTAGAGCCGTCATTAAAAATTAAACACAATACCCATAAAATATAACAGCTTATTGTTTAGAAAAGCAATATCATACACTCTATGATAAGTGTAATATCTGACAGGCATGGTGTGTTACGACACTTAATTAAACGTAATTTGCTAAAATTTTACACACAGAATCACACCAGGCTCTAACTCTCCTTTCATTACAATTGTAAGCATACAATTATCCTACCAGAACTTTATTGTTGAGCTCTCCCTTTTGAGCCCATCCCATAATGAATTGACGAAAGAACCGTATCTGTGGAGTAATCATTTCTGCGCGGTTCTATGTCGAAGACAAAATGTGGTATGCGCATCTAGTCAGAGGGAAAGCAATTTTTCAGGGAAATATCATCTCTACATGGTTAAAACAACCAGAAGAAGTTATCAAGCAAGTTGGGTATGAAGATTTTCCTATAATAGTAACGAAACGGGTTTCACCTGAGCGGTTGTGTTCGATCCACCACAATACGCATAGGATGCCCTGTAATCCGTATTCTGCTTACTCAACAGCTTACCAGCAGGACTCGTAAGGCTGTTGCGATAGTGCAGAAGTAGGCCACGACCATAAAGTGAAGCCAGTGGCGCGTTATCGACTACTTTAGTGTAGAGCCTGATTTCAACGCAAGCATGAGAGTTTTTTCTGGCGATAGGCCGTGACAAACAGCAACAAAATCAGAGAAAGGAAACGGCAGAGGCCAAAAAGCCCGTTTTCAGCGCCTGTCATTTCCTTTCTTTTCAGGGGGTATTTTAAATAAAAACATTAAGTTACGACGAAGAAGAACGGAAACGCCTTAAACCGGAAAATTTTCACAAATAGCGAAAAACTGCGCGCCTGACGCCCCGTAACGTTCTGGATCACCGGAAAGGACCCGCCAGCCAGAGCGGGCCCTAATTTCATCAACCAATCAGCTTATAGCGACCATCCCGTGCATTGCGGCGTACACG